TATATCTTTAAAAAGAGCACCAGAGCGAACCGCACAATTAAAAGCTCTATATGAAGAGGAGTTTAGGAGAGCAGCAGATCAAGACGAAGATAGAGCTGCATTTAAAATTAGACCAAGAATAAGAGTTTTATAATGGCTTATGCATCTGGTAAATTTGCAAAAGGATTATGCGATAGATGCGGATTTGAATACAAACTCTTACAACTAAAAGAAGAATGGAATGGTGCAAAAGTCTGTCATGATTGCTACGAGCCAAAACACCCACAACTAGAACCATTAACTGCTACGGCTGACCCTGAAGCTTTATACAAAGCTAGACCAAATAATGATAAAGAAGAAGGTGAGGGATTTGTAGTAGTTGTAAGCAGTAATATATTTAAACCAGATTATCTAAATCCATCTACCTTACCAACAAACTTTACTGTAAGCGAGATGACAGGTGGTGTTGGTGAGGTTACAATAGTTACATCATGACATTAGCTGAGTTAAAAACACTAATACAAAATTATACTGAAAATACAGAAACTACTTTTGTCAACTCACTTGATGATTTTATTAAAAATGCAGAAGAAAGAATATTTGAATTAATACAGTTTGATTATTTTAGAAAAAATGTAACAGGTACGCTAACTACAGGTAATACATATTTAACTGCACCAACTGACTATCAATTAAGTTTTTCTTTAGCAGTAATAGATTCTAGTGGTGATTATCATTATCTAGATAAAAAACATGTAACATTTATGCGTGAATATATTGTAGATCCCACTGATACTACTCTTAGAGGTTTACCTTTATATTACGCAGACTTTGATAAAGATTTATCTACAGCCTCTAATAACGGCTCAACAATTATCGTAAGTCCTGTTCCAGATGCAGACTACAACGTAGAATTACACTATTTATTTAAACCTAACTCTTTAGTTACAGATACTACAGGGACTTGGGTTTCTAATAATGCTAGAAATGCTTTGCTATACGGTAGTTTAGTAGAAGCATATATATTTATGAAAGGTGAAAATGATTTAACACAGCAATACGAGCAACGCTTTGTTAATGAAATATCTAGGTTGAAAAACCTTGCAGAAGCTCGCGGAAGGAGAGATGAATACCGTTACGATTCTTTGAGGTCAACGGTATCTTAAAAAATACATGAAAAAAATTGAAAGTCTAAAGGGCAAATCAGTAGCTATAGTCGGTCTTGGCAAAAGTTGGTTTGATTACAATCTAGCAAAATCACACGGAGTCCACTTTGATGAAGTATGGGCAATAAATGGCGTAGGTACGGTTATCTATCACGATAGAGTATTTATGATGGATCCTGCGTCTAGGTTCTTAGATACAGAAGACGCAGGTGGTCAAACTGAAAGTATGGCAAAAATGTTACAAGAACATAAAGGTCCTATTTATACTTGTGAGCTAGATGATAGATGTCCAGGATTAGTAGATTATCCTGTAGAAGAGGTTGTCAAAGATCTTAATTGCTATTACCTGAATAATACGGTTGCCTACGCAATAGCTTTTGCGTTATGGAACGAAGTATCGGTTTTAAAGATGTTTGGTGTAGATTTTTCATACAAAGGTAACTTACATTTTGCAGAAGCAGGAAGAGGTTGTACTGAGTTTTGGTTAAGTAAATGTATATCAGCAGGTATGCAAGTGGAAGTAGCACACACATCTGGATTACTAGATACAGACGTACCAGCAGAACAAAAACTATACGGCTATCACAGGTTAAGTAACCCAATAATTATAATGTCTGATGAAAATGGATTAATTTTAAAAAGGTTAGATGATCTTGAAATAACAAAAAAAACACAAGAACCTATACTAATAGACCGACATGATTCACATCTAAAACCACCAGAACCGAATAAATGGTAGACAATATTACACCACCAGGTTTGCCTAGTTTAGGTATTATAGAAGCAAAGACATCTAATTATGGCGGACATCCTCCAGAGTTTTGGGCAGAAAGACTTACTGAGAAAATAGTAAGCAGTAGTAATAGTGAAGATCCATATATAAAAGAACAAGCTAGAGCATACAGAGATATGATTTATCAGGTTTGTTTGATTTATATAAAAAATGCTTTAAAATCTTATAAAGCTACTTTGATACAAGATTTATCTGGTCAAGGTAGTGAAGATATAGCAAAAATAATTAAAGGTATTTAATATGGCCATAACATCAACATTAACTACAAGTTTTAAAAAAGAACTATTGACTGCAACACACAATTTTGCAACTAATGGCAACGCTTTTAAACTTGCTCTATTCACAAGTTCTGCCACTATGGGAGCAACTACAACTGCTTATTCAACTTCACAAGAAGTAAGTGGCACTAACTACACAGCAGGTGGAGCCGCTTTAACTAAAGTTGCACCAACAAGCGGTGGTACTACAGGATTTACTGATTTTGCTGATTTGACATTTGGAACAGCAACAGTAACAGCAAGAGGTTGTTTAATCTATAACGATACTAATAGCGATAAGTCAGTAGCAACTATAGATTTTGGTGGAGATAAAACATCCACAGCAGGTGATTTCACTATTGTTTTCCCAGCAGCAGCAGCCAGTACAGCTATTATAAGAATAGCCTAGTCTAGCCTAGTATGGCTAATATAACTGGTTGGGGTCGAGGCACCTGGGGTTCTAATACTTGGGGAGAACCAAATCCAGTTACCCTTACAGGAATAGCAGCAACAAGTGCTCTTGGTTCTGTAACCATCGTAGCGAAAGCT